AGAAATTCAGCGTGTAACAATGATAGCAACAATTAACCAACTTGAGAAAAGAATATTGGAGAGGCTGTAAATTTTCTATTAAAAAAACCACAAAAATCCATACCAAAAAACGAATAAATTAAGAAAAATAAATTATATTTGTACACTCATTCACTCAGGAATTTTTACCATGCCCCAAAAGTGGGGCTTTTATAGCAGGGTAGTTTAATGGCAGAACTCCGGGTTCATATTTCGGAAAATGTAGGTTCAACTCCTACCCCTGCAACGATTTTATGTTTATACATGATTTTTGATTGTTTACCAGAATGATTTAACAGGGCGGTTCATGTTCGCCGCCCTGTTTTTTAAAAAGCAAAAAATGAAAGCAAATAATAATGAAGTAAAGGGCGCAGAATTGGCAGCAATTGTTTTAGCGGTTATGGGCTTGTCCATGATGTTAGCAAATGTAATTCATTCACTTTTTTTAAAGTTGTGAATCCGGTAATTTATATAGAAGATTACATTTCAAAAGTTCAGGAAGCTGAAATTTTAAAGTTAATTCCAGAAAAGGAAAGTTTAGGGCAGGGCAGGAACCAGGTTTTAAGGTTTGGAAGTGTTCACCCTTATCCTTCAAATTTGGTAAGTCATAAAATACCTGAAATATTCCGAAAGCTGGATATTCCAGGAGAATTTGACAGCGTTACGATCAATGAATATTTTGAGGGTCAAATGATTGATTATCATATTGACCTTCACAATTCAGGAAATCGGATAATAATTTTAAGTTTGTTAGGAACGGCTAAATTTTATCTAAGAAATCCGCAATCATTGGAAGTAAAGCACCTGGAATTGAAGCCACGAAGTTTGACTATTTTAGAGAATGAATATCGCTGGAAGTGGCAGCATAAAGCGGTGGCCGAAGATAAACGATATTCAATAGTATTCAGAAATTCAAAAGAAAAAATCAATATATAATGAGCGCAGAAAAACAAAGTATGTATGTCGGTTCCGCAAATGAGATAGCCAACGGTAACGGAATGAAAATTCAATTGGACTTAACAGAACTATTTGAATACACCAAAGGAGCAGCAAAGCACAAGATCAAAGAATGGAAGGACAAAACAGGCAAAGTTCACAAAAGCATTGACCTTGCAGTTTTCCCATTGAAGCCTGAAAACCGTACAACCTACCGCACACACTCCGTTAAAATTGACGATTGGGAAAAACCAACAACCGGAAATCCACAACAACCCATAAAAGTAAACAATGAAGAAATGCCATTTTAAAATTTCGCTATTCGCTTTAATCCTGACCTGTCTATTTGGATGCAGTCAAGAGAAATGCGCACTTTGTCAGGTCTTAAACAGGCCGGATATTTACATTCAACCCGTTTGCGGAGACCAGGATTTTATTAACTCACATATCCGTTGGCAGGAACAGAAGTATGCTCCAAATACGGTGAGGTGTACAATTGATTGAACCATGTTGTTAGAAATTTACATTGATCTCGGATTCGTTTTATTAAGTTGCCTTATTTTGGTAGTTGGGTATGTTCTTTACAGAGTTTGGAATTTTTTTAACGATCAAAACAAAGTCAAATGATAATAGCAGCCTCAATCATTTTATCCATTGCCCTGCTTGTTGTGGCAATCAAATTCCCAAAGGTAGGTGAAGCCATTGCCTACGCTTTCGATCAGTTTATAAAAGGATTAACCAAAACAAAGTAACATGAAAACCCTTAAAGCCATTGTCTTAATTTCAGCACTTGCATTGATAACTTCATGCGTTTATTACTACATAGATTCTGAAGGATGCGCCTATTGCGAAGAAGTTAATTTACACTTCATTGCCGGGCCGATGTGTGATGGTAACCCAAAAGATAAGCGCACCTGGATTGATTCAATGCAAATACAGGGGTTAAGAAATGGCCAAAATTGGGTATGTGAAATAAGGTAAAATGAACTTTAAAATAAACTTTATATCAGTTTACAAAATCCTCAAAGGCTGGTTTTCAAAGAAGCCAAAGCCGGTGAGCAATGATGAAATTTTTAAAAATCTGTAAATAATCAATAACATGACTACCGAACAAGTAAGAACGATTTTGAATGTTACAATCGTATTATCCATTGTAATTTATAGCAGTTCATTTTTCCTTTGGATGTTATACAAATTTATGACAAGAGATTTTACATCCATTGAATTATTTTTAGGCATTTGTTCCTTGTTTTTAATTTTCAAAACATTAAATTCTGATGTATGAAATACGTGCTATTCTTTATTCTTTTCTACAATTTAGGATTGGCTCAAAATGGAAATGGAATATACAGCCAACTTGATACTATTTATACTTATGGAAATGTTGATACTATTGAAGTAGGAAATTCAGCAATATTTGAACCTGTTAATCTTCCTTGTAATAAGGTAGCTTATTATCCGAATATACACCCGAACGATCAAAGTTCACCTGCCAAAACTGACACCTTCCAATGTACTTTAATAATCTCAAACAAGACAAAGGAAAACGAATGCATTTATTCAAGGCGTGGCATTTTTATCGAAAAAAATAAGGGAACTTCATTTTACGGTCACGAATTAGGAATTACAGAGATAGAGTACCGGAACAAAGATTTTTCCCAAATTGACACGGCAAAAGAAACGGTAATAATGCATAGGGTAAACTAAAATCTGTAAAGCATGGTAAAACTTCGAGACCTCGCACCCCTCCCAGAGGAAATAAATTATTCACAAACACAACCAAATAACATGAGCCAAATAGAAAAGACATTACAGGCAATCGAAAATTTGCAAAACGAAATTGATTTGCTAATTCATTCAGGGGAGTTATCACAGCAACATGACGAAATATTCTCACCTGTTTTAAGCCCGTTGGTAGATTTAAAAGATGATCTTGAGGACATCTTAAATAAGCCAACAAAAAAGAAAAACCTAATTACAGGGGAGTTCTCAATACGGGGCGGCTATTATGACTTTAAGGAAAACGGACAGTTTACAATTGAAATCTTTAGCGGCAAAACAGTTCAGTTGCCAACAGAGAGAGCAAATGAAGCATTCGCCATTTACTTAAAATCAATTTACGGAGTTCAAGAATCCGACATTATCCTAAACGAATGGTATATCGACACAAAAGAAGACACCTTACAATTCGCCTTTGCGTTCCAAACCGATTTAGAGCTTAGTACTCCTAAAAATGAAATCAGCCTAATTACCGGAAAGAAATTGAGTTTTGGAAGCTTTCACCAGAATAAAATGTATTTCCGATTGCCTCAATTAGGAAACCTTCCATTTGAACTTTGGAATTACCCTTGCTATGGGTTTGCTATTCCTTACAGTTATGATGGGAACGTGCCTGAATTGTTGAATAATATAGTGTACGCAATAAAAGAGGGTGGCGAACTTGCGGATTTACGGGCAATTTCAGGTGAAGTATTTAAGGCAATGGTTGACAGTCTTGTTGCCAATTTGCAATCAAAGAAATGGAAATCCATTTTCACAGCATGGGGAAAATACAAATTGCAGCCGAATGGAACGTATTTGAAGTATTAAAAATCATTCATAAACCAAACTAAAATAAATTAACAATACCCGAAGGGGTGAAAAATATCCCGAACATATTAAGAAAACCTGTATATAGAATAAAATCGTAATTTTGCGATGTAAATACGATGTATGCCAAAGGGAGATAATTTTAAGGGCAAAGGAGGGGTAAAATTCTCAAAGGACAGGCAACCAAAGCCAGAGAACCGTAAACGGGCAAATAGAGAGTTAAAGACAATGAAGGAGGCATTATTATATTTGGGTGCACAGCTCTATTCAAAGGAAACAACTGAAACAGGCGAAGACTTGTTAATAAGTTGGGAGGGTCAAATAGCAAAGGGATTGATACAAAAGGCCATGAAAACAGACTTAAAGGCAGTTGAATTATTAGGTAAGTATTTAGGATGGGAGCCAAAGAATAAAGAGGGTGAAGGTTCAAGTATCAAAATAGAAGGGCAGAAGATCATTGTTAAACAGACCTGGAACGATAAAATTTAAAAACGCAAAGCATGGGATTTTTAAAGAACTTAAGAGAAAAGTATTTTGGCACTCCAAAAAAGGCAAAGGTTAAAAAGAAAGCCGTTTTAAAATTGTCAGGGCAAGTGCCACGTTCAATGCGTAGGGATTGCCTTAAAAATCTTCCATTCTCAAACGAAGAAAAGCAGAAAATAAGAGTTTACAGCATTGGTAACTGTTGAAATTGATTCGGATTTTATTCCAATACCGGATCAAAAGTTAGTTTTTGGGTCTGATAAAAAACTAAATTCGGTCCCATCGACAAGGAGGTCGGGCAAGACTTCCGGCATCATTTACTTTTCAAACGTGTGGGCGTTGGCTGGGCAGGAGGTGGCAATAGTGCAACCTGATTACGGTTATTGTGCTGAAATGTACGAATCACTTGTTAGCGGAATGGCAGATTGCGTGGCTATGGTTTCTAAGCAAAGGTTAACTATACGAACAATAACCGGAGGCCGGATAAGGTTTTATAGTTACGAAGCCTTCGAAAAGCTAAGAGGCAAGAAATTCCACAAGGTTTTGTTTGACGAGTTCCAATTCTTTTACTATGATTTGGATATATTAATGGCCGTGCTTTTACCAACGATTGCAGACTATAACGGTCAGGTATGGTTTTTTGGCACTCCAAAAAAGAATACAGCAATAGAAGCGATCACACTAAACAAAGGCGATGAGTGGGGTCATTGGACTATGAGGGCAACAAATAACCCATACATAAGACCAGAAGAAATAATTACGCAAAAGAAGATTTTAAGCCCATTAGTTTATGCACAGGAATGGGAAGCGCAATTTGTTGACTTTAGCGGTCAGTTATGGCTTTATGAGTTAAAGCCGGATGTTCATATAATTGAGGATATTCCGATTGATGAATATGCACCTATTACACTTTGTTGGGATTTTAACGTCGATCCATGTACTTGTATTTTCAAACAAACAATAAGAGACAAGGCAGAGAACGGGGGCGGTATTAATTTCTTTATGGAGTTAACAGCAGATGGTGGAACGCACCATTTAGCGCAAATGGTAAGGCGTTATCTCGATTCATTGACATTCTTTAAAGGAGCATATTTTGTAACGGGCGACAGTTCCGGAAGCAAGTCAGATACACGGGGTAATACAACGGATTATGAGATAATAAGCCGGACCTTGGGAATACCATTTAGCAGATTCATTGATACAAGGAAACAAAACCCTATGCTGGATTATTCAAGGGATTTATGCAATACAGCATTTTTTCACAATTTAGTCTTTGTGGATAAAAATAAATGCCCTATCTTAGCACGGGATATTTCAATAGCGAAACCAAAAGAAGGTAGTTCGCAATTGATAAAGGACAGGGCAACAAATAAAATGGATTCATTTGACGCAATGCGTTATGGCATCCATGCTGAATTTAAAAGCATAAAAGACATTTTAAGATTTTCAAGCTTAGTAAACGGAAACAATGGATAAGATAAGCAAACAGATTAAAGACCTTGTATTAACTAAACAAGTCGATGAAAAGCAACTTAAAAGAGATTCGCCACAATCTTTATTAATCGTTGGCAGTTACGTTGAGGGCAACGAAACACTAACAAGTTTACAGTTTTCAGGATGCCCGGCACAACTTTGTTCTAACTTAGTTGACTTAATGAATGACAATGTAGAATTTGCAGCCGTAATTTTAGGGGCGGTAGATGCATACGAGGCAGAACAGGAACAAATTTTAATGAACTAAAATGATAGCAAAACTCAAAGCCTGGTATAAAAGGGAAATAAAAAAAGAACGTGAAGGGTTAAAAAAAGCCCTTGAAATGGATGGACATACATACTATGTTTTAGATGCGCTTCCGAATTATTGTGTTAACCGTTTCTTTTATTTTGTGGCAAAGAATGAAGAAATCAATACAGGCGTACCATTGGACTATTTCGCTGCAATTGCTGACCAATTAGACGCACTTTGTAAAGACCCGAATAAATTACAAATCAATGCTCCTAAATTAGCTGAAATGATCAGGTTCGCAATTAACAGACAAAAAGATAAATGGTATTGGTTAACGATTGCAATCATTGAGGCGTTCGTATTGATCGACGACGAGCCGTTAAACGAAATTAGCCCCGAACATAATAAGATCAAACGGGATTTGCTAAGTAAGAATCCAGATGTTCGCTTTTTTTTTACGAACATAGCAACGCAATATCTAGCGAACTTGGACGCTACTTTCAAGACCTCAGAGTTCGAGGAATACTGGAAGAGCCCAAAGGCCGGAGCATACGAAATGTTAGAAAGTATTGGGATTTAGACAATAAAGGTTTTGTTCAACTTGGTATTTTTTGGGAGTTATACCGTAAGGAGTTAGGCCATATAAGTGAAAGAATTAACGAAAATTTGCATAACTTTGCAATTGCATCAAAAGGCACGATAACACTAAAGGAGGTTAGCGAAATGAAAGCGGCAGAATATTTTGAATATTTGGCCGTATTTAATCGACAAGCTAAAAAACAAGATGGCGCAGCCAATAGTCCAATCCGTAATCGTTGATATTGAAACACAGTTTAATCAGTTGCTTATTAAACAAGCCACAGCAGCTATACAACAACTTGATAAATCTATTGAAGAATTGCAAAAAGAGGCTGTTAAATTAGGAGATACAGCCCCGAAGCAATTTGCAAAGATAACAGAGGAAATAGGACAACTAACATTAGAAAGAAGGAAATTAGATGCTGCATTAAAACAAGCGGAGGCAGGAATAAACAAGCAAACAACAGCATTAGGCAAATTACAAGGAGCAGCCGGAATAGCAGGTCAGGCATTAAGAGGATTAGGAATCGCATTCGGATTAATTGAGTTTTCAAGATTTGTAACAGGATCAATCCAGGCAGCCGCACAGCTTGAAAAAATGGCAAAGTCATTTGAGGCGTTCGGAGTTAATGCTACAACTGCAAAGAATTTAGTAAATGAATTAGATGGCCTTGCAGCTACATTGCCATTTGAAGGCGAACAGATTGTAGAAGTTGCACAAAACCTAATCAAGTTCAATATAAGCGCAAAGGACACGCCTAAAATAGTCCAACAAATTGCAGCGATTGCAAGTGGAGCCGGTGTATCATTCAATGATTTGTCAGACGCATACGGTAGAGCAAACAGCACGGGCAAAGTATTTGGAAGGGATTTTTTGCAATTGTATAAAAACATTCCAGGCTTAGCGGAAAGCATAAGTAAAAGCACGGGTAAAACCTTGGAAGAAGTCGTAAAATTAGGAAAACAGGGTAAGTTATCGTTTCAGGATTTTGCTAAAGGGATAGAACAAGCAACAGGCGAAACGGGCAAATACGGGCAAGTTTTAGATCAATTTGGGAAGTCGGCGGAAGGTACGGCAAAGCAATTTAAAGAAGGCTTAGGAGATGTTTTGGAAGAAGTAGGCGAAGCATTACTACCTTCCGTAAATGCTGGACTAAGGGCGTTATTGGATGTAATTAAGTTCATCACTCCAGGATTAAAAGTATTTGGCGAAGTAATCGGCGCGGCCTTTTCGGGAATTACTCAATTTGTTCAAGCTATCGCAAATGCGCCTGGTAAAATTGGTGAACTGTTTGAAGCGATCGCAGAAGGTCGTTTGAAATTCGGAGGAAGATTATTTATCATCGAAGAGGATAAGTTGGAAAAAGATTTAGAAGACGCTAAAAAAAGAGATGAGAAATTTATTCAAGAATATTTGTCATTATTTCAAAAAGCAGCTGACAAGGTAGGGAATAATGCAACTGAAGAACTAAGCGAAGAAGAGAAAAAAAGACTTGATGACTTAAGGGCGCAATTAGTAAAGTTCAAAGAAGGTGTTGAACGAACATTGCAAGACGTAAGTATTGAAATATCAGACTCCACAGATGTTTCTAAGAGGGTTAAGAAAATAGGCTTAGACTTGGAAAGAGAGTTAACTAATCTACAAAAGCAGTTTGATGTATTTAAAAAAGAAGGCTTAATAGTTGATCCTGATTTTGAAATAAATTTTTCAAAATTAAAAGATGCATTAGAAGAAAAAGCAAGGCAGGAAAGCGAAAAGATAAGCAGGGAAGGGGGAATACAAGTTGTAACGCCTATTCGCATAACGCCCGAAGTTGTCAGCACAGACGC